CAACTCCAACATTGTTATCTGCTGTTGTATTTTTATATAATGTTAAATAACCAACTCCAACATTGTTATCTCCTGAAGTGTTACAACATAATGCTCTTGCACCTAGACCTGTATTACATTGACCACCTACATTTTTACATAAAGCATTTTCTCCAACAGCTGTGTTTTCTGAACCTGTGTTTGCAGCTAAAGCTGCTTCTCCTACTGCTGTATTTCTTGCACCTGTTACGTTAGATAATAATGAATTAGAGCCTAAACCAACATTATCTGTACCTGATGTGTTAGCTTTTAAAGCACTATGTCCAACACCAGTATTATTATCTGCATTGTTAGCTCCTAAAGCATCTCTACCAACTGCTACGTTGTTATCTCCTGTAATATTTGAATCTAATGATAATGAACCTATAGCTGTATTTTGACAACCTGTTGTATTACTTTGAAGTGAATTATTACCAACTGCTACATTATTTGCAGCTGTGGTATTAGCAGAAAGTGAATTAATACCTATTGATGTATTACTATTACCTGTTGTGTTAGCATCTAATGCGCTTCCTCCAACTGCTATGTTTTGTGTACCTGTTGTGTTAGATAATAAAGAATCAGCACCAACTGCTGTATTGTTATCTGCTGTAGTATTAGCATCTAATGCTCTATAACCTATTGCAACATTAAGATCACCAGTTGTGTTCTGTCGCATAACGTTAGTACCAACTGCTGCATTTTGACAACCAGTTGTAGTTTTACACATTGCTCTAAAACCTAATGCAGTATTATCACCAGCTGTTGTGTTAGCTACTAAAGAATTTGATCCTAATGCTGTATTAGAAGCACCTGTGGTGTTTACTGCTAAAGAACTTTTACCTATTGCTGTATTACCACCTGCTGTTGTGTTTGCTTGTAAAGCATTCATTCCCAATGCAACATTTGCTGTTCCTGTTGTATTTACTTCCAAAGAATTAGCACCAATTCCAACATTATTATCTGCTGTAGTGTTATTTGCTAAAGCACCATAACCCATACCAACATTACATTTTCCTGTTGTATTGTCTAAAAGAGCATTTCTTCCTACAGCAATATTATAACAAGCTGTAGTGTTAGCTTTTAAAGCACCACAACCCATTGCAACATTAAAAGCTCCTGTTGTGTTAGCACATAAAGATGCAAAACCTACTGCTGTATTATGAGAACCTGTAGAGTTACAAGCTAATGAAAGATAACCAACTGCAACATGATTTTCTCCACCTATATTTTTTATTAATGAAGCACTTCCTATAGCAGTATTTTGAATACCTGTGTTAACTTTTAATGAATTTGCTCCTAATGCTGTATTATGATTTGATGATACGTTTGTGCTTAAAGCACATAAACCTAATGCTGTGTTTAAAGTTCCTGATGTGTTGCATATTAATGCACCACAGCCAACTGCTGTATTGTCTGATGCTGTATTTTTTAATAATGCTGTGTAACCAACAGCTGTGTTGCTACACCCAGTAAGATTGCAACGTAATGTTGACATTCCTATTGCAGTGTTTTTATCTCCTTCAGTATTACTGAATAATGCACATCTACCAAGAGCAGAATTATTAAATCCTGTTGTGTTAGATGTTAAAGCTAACGAACCTACTGCTGTATTTTCAGCACCTGTTGTGCTAGATGTTAAAGCTAACGAACCTACTGCAGTGCTGTCATCAGCTGTAGTATTAGCTGTCATTGCCTGTCTACCAACAGCAGTATTGTTATCACCTGAAACATTATTGCTCATGGCTTTTCTACCCATAGCAGTATTTTGACCACCTGTAGTATTTAATCTTAAAGAACATAAACCCATTGCTGTATTATCTGCACCTGATGTATTTGAAAGCAAAGATAGAGAACCTACTGCTGTATTGCTAGCACCAGATAAACTTCCACTTGATAATGCTTGGTCACCTAATGCTACGTTATTAGTTCCTGTAGGATAATTACCATCTAATTTTATTGTGCCACCGTCAACTACAAAGTTTCCTGTAAGAGTTAATCCTCCACCTGGTGCAAGTGATACACCTGAAGGAATAGTAACCGTATCACCAGAAGAACCTAGCGTTAAGCTTGTACCCGATTGAGGTAATATAGTATCTACTTCTATTCTACTCATTATATAACTACCAATGTTCCTGTTATAGTTTGTGTTGCTGTTATAGTAACAGGTCCTGCTAATACTCCAGAATCAATTGTTTGATCTTCTGAAATTGTAGAGTTATGTGTTACTACATAATCTGTTGCTGTCATAGATGGAGATATAGCTCTAGCTGCAGGTAAAGTACAAAAAACTGTTTTTGTTCCCGCTGAAAGATCTACTGCATTGTCAGAATTAGAAGAAGAAATAATTGTATCTCTAGATAAAGTATCAGGACTTGCATCTGTTACAGTTCCAATACCAACTTCAAATTCAGTGGTTCCGTCATTAGAAATAGCATAGTAAGTTCGTTTACCAGTACCAATTCCTGATACAAAAGTTTCAAAACCAGTTTCTGCGCCAGCTAGTGAAATTGTTCCAGTTCCAGTAGTAGTAGATGTTTCTTTAACTCTATCATTTACTATCAACGCTGCCATTAATTTAACCTCTATTTATTACGCATCACCTAATCTAATTATCGCAGCAGAGTTCGATGCAGCAGGAAAGACAACTTCAAAGTCGCCGTTAGTAGAAGTTTTATTACCACCAAAGTCTAAAACTAAAACTGCTTCGTTAGAACTATTTTTATATATCAAACCGTATCTTGCGGTAATTGTAGCTGACGTCCATTTTTCATTGTCAAAATCTACAAACGCAATATTACTTGATATAGCTACGCCTAAATTAGTTAATGCCTGACCTCCAGCTGAATAGCCTGTTCCAGATACTTCATTGGTATTACTATACGCAGAAGTACTTGTACTAAAACTAGCTGAAGATGTATACAATGCCAAATAAAAGGTACTACCACTGTTTCCAGAAGTATCAAAACTGAATTTGCCTTTTAAAAGATCTGTTTTAAATGAGTCAGGTACTACATTAGCCATATTTTATCTCCTTAGTATTTTGATGGTGATTCAGATTGCATCCCAGTTCTAATGACCCCATCTTGCCATTCGTCCCGACGTCTTCTACCTTGTTGTTCAATAGAGTACGATTGTAAAGCTCTTTGATAAGCCTGTTCATAGTATTGTAGCATATCTCCAGGGCCTTTCAAGTATCCATATGCTTCTACCAGACAACAGAATAAAAGTAAATCTTGATATTTATTACTTGTATAAGTTCCATTTGTACTTGGAGGAGTAGTACCTGTTGAAGTAGTAATACTCTCTGGTTGTTTGATATAAGCCATAGTTATTTCATAAGTACTATCTGGTGTAGGTGATACCACCCAATTACTAGCATCCCAGTTAGCATAATATTTTGGAATTCCAGATTGAGTTGCTGGTGCATCATAAAATTCAGACATAAAACTAGTATCTCTTTTTTCTAAAAATACTTGTTTATTATTTGAATCTTTTAATTGAATATATCTAATAATTCTTAAATCATTTGGAATTGTTACATATCTACTACCTGTAACTAAATTAGATATAGCATAAAATCTATTATCATCAGAATCAGAATCTCTATAAATTCTATTTTCTGCATTTTTAATAATAGTATTTAATACGCCAGTAGAAAAAACTGTACTATCAACTTCAGTATAGTTTCTAATATCGTCTTGTAAGTTTGTTAAAATATAAGCCATTATGGTGTTAGAGTAACTGGTCCTGCAGTTACAAACATTCCTCCTGATTTTTCTGTTACAGTTGCATTACTTCCGCAATTGAAACTATAACTGTTTGTATCTACTACTGTTATACTAAATCCTGATGTATTTTCAAATAAAGAAAAAACCAAGCCTCCGGGGCTTCCATTTACATTTCTAAATACAACAGTATCATTTGTTGATCTTCCATGTGCTGGTTCAGTAACAGTTACTGTAGAAGAACCAGATGTTAAACTTAATGGATCTCCTGGTAATAAATTTTCTGTTGCAGGTTCGGTTCTATCTGGTCTTGCATTAGATAATCCTTGTGGATCACCTGTAAATCTTGTTGGTTGAATTTGTGGTTGTTTAGCTTCAAATTCTGATGTGTGTACAAAACTACCATCCCATTCAGTTAGCATTTCTTGATAAGGAAATGCCATACCTGATCTATCTGATATTGCTTGTGCATATTTTCCTCTAGATAATTTTGCCATTAGATACCTGGATAATAAGTTTTAGGTGTTATAAAAGAACTAGAAGAAGATCCATCTTCTGCTAATGCTCTTTGTAATTCATCTTCATATAACATTTTTAATGCTTCAATTCTTTCAGGAGAGAATTTTACAGCTAAATAATAAGCAAGTCCTGCTACCATACAAGGTACAAATCTGTAAGGTACATCTGCATCATTACTATAGCTTCCGGCATCTTGAATTCTTTTTACATAATAATAATTAAAAAAATCTCCAGCTTCAAAAGTACCTGGAGTTAAATATAAAGTAATAGTTACTCTATCTATAAATCTTTGAACATAATATTGTGTAGGTTGTCCATTAGAAGTTTTATTTGATAAAGCTTGATAAGTTGATCTACTTATTTTTGTAAGAGGTGTGTCTATGATACTAGAATTTCTATAACTAGCTTCTAAAATATCATCAACACCATTAATAATAGAACTATTATTAAAACAATTGTCATCTGTTAGATGAGTTGCTGCTGCTGTATTGTTTGCTCCTCTAGTACATCCTGTAAACGTATTTGTGTCATTTGTTATACCTGTATAAGTAATTTGTTCTGTACCTATTAGTAAAGTACCTGTAACTGGAAAATTTGAAACAGAATCTACAACAACTGTTGTTTGACTATTGGTCATATTAGCAGATAATGGGCTAAACATAGCATCTGAAGTTCCATCAGATGTTGATCTAAACATTTTATAAACTGCTTGATTATTAACTAATGTAATTGAGTTATTAGCTATTTCCCAATAATGCAAGCCTCTGTTTGACCATTCTTGAAACATTATATTTAAAGAACGTCTAGCAGTTTTTAATTGATATCCAGAAACACCTTGTATTCCAATTCTTTCAAAAGATTCTTCTACAATATCTGCAATAGAAAAACCTTTTTCAAAAATTGTAGTTCCAGAGGTAGTGTTAGCCATGAGCTTACGCTCCTGTAATAGTTAACGTAACGCTTCCGTCTGTACCAGCTGATTGAGTTAGTGTAGCACAAACTCCATTTTCAAATAAGATACCTGAACCTGGAATATAAACTTCTAGTCCTTCAGTATCATATCTGTAAGTAGCTTTTAAATTACTTCCTGCTGCTGCACCTGTAGTCGCTGCATCATGTAAAAGTAAAACAGAACCCGCTTCACCTCTACCTTGAATAGAAGTAACTCTAGATCTTGCTCCTCTTAAAACAGAAATTGTACCTGTAGTTTTATTTAATGTTGTTTGATCTGAATCCATATTTTCTCCTTAAATTAATTTTAAGTGGGCCCGGAGGCCCACTTTAATTATTTATTACGCTGCCCAAGCAAATGCGCCTTTAACTGCTAAAGGATCTTTAGATGAGTCCATACCTACATGCCAAAAACCATTTTCTGTACAAGAAAAATATAAAATACATCCGATTGTAAAAAAGTTTGTAGTTGCATTAGCTGCAGTGAAAACTAATGAACCTTCATTAGCTACTGAAGTATCATAAGAAACATTGTCTGCTGCTCTGGTTTCAATTAAAGAACCTGTGTACCAAGCATCAGTTCCTAAAGCATCAAAAGTTAAAGTGCTTGTTCCACCAGTAGTGTCTACTCTTTGAACGTAAGCACATTTAGTTCCTGCGATAGCTGATGGTAAAGTCATTGAACAAGCTGCTGCGCCTGTAAAATTTACCGTACTAACTTGATTACCAGGTAAAGCAACTCCAGCTCCTGCAGTAACTGCAGCATGAATCATACTAGTAAAATCAAATTTTACGTTTAGGTATTCAGGTGTATAAACACCTGTTGATAGGTTTTTTACTACAGACTGGAATCCGTTTTCGGATCTTACCGGTCCTGTAAATGTTGTATTAGCCATATTAATATCCTCCTAGATATTTGAATACTGTCCCTAGGGTTGTCGACTATATGCGTCAGCATTCATTATTTATTAAATATATAGTGTAAATATTATATGTTATTTTTCAGAAGAGTGCAAGAGATCCTACAGTGTGGAGTGGAATTTTTCCAACGATGTAGCTTTTGATTAAGTAGCTACTGAAACTTCAGGAGCAGAACCTTCAATACTGTT